GGTTGCCCTAATCGTGCCGGCGGTGACATGGTAGATAAAAATTGCAACATTACTGGCGTGTCGGAATGGTCGCACAGATCAGACAGCGGACTATTGCAAATTAACGGTGTGCATTGGCTACCAACCCATAAAAATTATGACGGCCTGATATGTAAGCAAATGCGCATTTGCACGCAAACACCATTGTTAGATGCGTTGACTAATTTGCGCGCCGCTCGACTGATCTACAGCAAAGTCGGGTGGTCTGCATGGGGCAACTAGACAAACAACTAGTAGACCTGTGTTTCTTTATTGTGGTCGGTTTGTTAACTGTGCGACTACTGTCTGCTATATTCCTACACACCTAAACGAAAGGGAACAAAAATGACCGAGAACGAATATGACGAAGTGTTTTCTATGCAAATGGAAAAACAACACGAGCAGACAATGGCTCGAATGCGCGAGTTCAAAATGATTGGCGAACAGATCAGCAAAATGCCAGTCGTGAGCGAACGCACATTGGAAGTAGAGGTGCGTTACCTCATGGGCATCATCAGCGAACTTGAACAACGCTGCAAAGACCTGGAGTCCGAAGTACGCAGACTAGACCAGTTGGTTCATCGTGCAACAAACTGATCAACTAGAAATGTTTACACAAACAATCGGTTTGGCTGGCATCAGTTACCGACCAGCAATAGATCGCAATGTCGTAATCGTTGCGATAGACGCACAGCAAACAAGTCGCGATGCGGCACACAAAGTAAAACCCAAGACAGGCAAAAAGCGTCAGCGAGTACACGCCTACCTACTGGGTCGGCCTGCAACTGACGAAGAAATAGAAACAGCGTTAAACATGTCCGGCAACACGGTGCGACCGACTCGAGGCACATTAGTTAAAGACGGTCTAGTAATTGACAGCGGTTTGCGCCGACTAACACGCGCTGGTAATGAAGCGATTGTCTGGCGGTGTGTATGAGACGCAGTTACGACCCTCACTACGGCAGTCGAGAACAATTACGAGACTCTGCCGAGCATGGCATGAAAGTAGCGCGCGAGCGTGACGCACTAAAAGCAGAAAACGCAAAACTACAAGAACTAGTCAACAAAATAGTTAAAGAATTAGCAGGTTGCGATGATGATCATTGTTTCTTGCATTGGGAACGCATAAACCACGATGTTAGCGAGCCAACAAATGATTGAGTTTAACGAATTACAAGTCACCAACGAATATTTAGTTGATGAGTTAACTATCGCGCGACAAAAAAACGAGATACTGACAGAAAACAATCGCAGGCTAGAACGACTGTTAATTAAAACTATTCAAGACCTGCAAGAATGTCGCTGCTTACTTGATGAGATGAAATTTCAGGTTGGCGAATTGGCGACAACGGCACTCAACAGGTTAAACCGATCATGAACGCATTTAACTTAGGCGACTATGTAGATGTACCGACTCGACTGGCTGAAGCGTTAAAGCGGTGGCCTGATCTGCGCATACAAGAAACAAAACCAGTAATCGTCACAGTAGACAATCAGCAATATGTAGAAATCAGTTGTACCGTGTGGCGCGACTGCACAGACCTGATGCCAACAGTTGCCTACTGCTGGGAGCCGATACCGGGTCGCACACCATACACAAAAGGCAGCGAGATGATGAACGCCAGCACAAGTTGTCTTGGGCGCGCGCTCGGTTTCTTAGGTATGGGCATAGGCAAGTCAATAGCGTCACGCAACGAGGTACAGGCACGCCAGCCAGCCGTAGTAGCAAATGTGACACCCATTCGAGACGACCTAGAACAACCATTCGGTGACACACAAACAGTCGCGCAAGTCGCTTACGCGTCACCTAAACAGCGCGGAATGATACGCGCACTATTAGGCACAAAGAAAATAGGCACAGCGGACATGATGCCATACATTGACAAAGTGATCGGCAAACAAGTGTCAAGCATTGAAGCATTGACAGTTAAAGAAGCATCGCAAGTAATAGAGGCGTTACAGAATTAACATACCGATGACATACCGATAACGATTGACGCATAGACCTAAGCCTGTTGCATGGCAGTTGGTGACACTCGGTAACGAGGGTAGATCACGCTGTAGCGATACAGAGTGAGGCATCAGACATAAGACATAGGGAGTGCGATTGAAGGCAGCGCATGGGGGGTTAGCGCACTAGGTCTAATCACAGTCAACAAGCGATGTAACATAAAACAAAACAACGAGAGGCTAAACATGTCAACCAACATCACCAATCGCAAACGAAACCAACCGAAGCGTAGCGAGGGCGGTAGCGCATTATGAGCCGAGGCCACAAAGACCCGGAGTACATAAAAAACAGGGTGGTCATACTTCGAGAGCAGCCAATCTGTACGGTGTGCAACAATGCATCATCAACACAAGTAGATCACATCACACCCCTAGACGCAGGCGGTGGACACGAACCAAGCAACCTTCGAGGCATTTGCGCTAAGTGCAACAACACACTGGGGCACAAGTATGTGACGCAACGCAACCAAACTCGACAAACAATTAGGGCAGACGCATTAAGAGACAACGGAATAGAAATACAAACAAAGAAAACAAAATCGGTTTTTTATGAGCAAAAACAAATCACCCCGACCCAACTCTTGTCTCTATCGGAGGGCAACCAGCCTGAACTGGCGGTAACTAGCCATGATTGGCCTCGACTGGAAACGATCGTCACGGATCAGGCTGGATCGTATGGGAGCGATGTGCAGGGATGGGCAGAACAGCATCTAGGGATAACGCTTATGCCGTGGCAGGTGCGTGCGCTTGACGGTCAGTTGGCTTATGACGAGCATGGTGAGCTGCTGCATCGGACGAGCCTTGTTTCTACTGCGAGACAGAACGGTAAGACCGTTGCTCTAGGTAGTTTGGTTGGCTGGTGGCTCACGGAGATGCCAAAAATACGGGGCAAGAAACAGACGGTGCTCACGACGGCTAACCGACTGGACTTGGCTATCACGCTGTTCGATGAAATCGCCCCAGTGCTCGAGGCACGCTTCGGTGCATCCTGTGTCAAGGCCTATGGGCGTAACTCGGTGACAATGCCTGATGGCAGCAAGTGGACGGTACGCGCGGCGAAGCCTTCGGTAGGTCACGGGACTAGCAACGATTTGATCGTGGCGGACGAAATCTGGGACATGTCTGACCTTGCAATATCAGGGGGTCTTATACCTTCTATGCGCGCACGAAAATCTCCTTTGCTGTCGTGCTGGTCAACGGCTGGGACAGAAAACTCGGCGGCCTTCCTTCGCTGGCGAGAGCAAGGTCTGCGGGCCATAGACAAAGGGGAACGATCGTCGCTGTACTTTGCCGAGTGGTCACCGCCACCAGACTTAGACCCGATGAACCCTGCCGCATGGGCTTACGGCAACCCTGCACTTGGTCACACTTTGGAACTCTCTACGATCGAGGCCGAGTCTCAGAACCCTGACCGCGCACAATTCTTGCGAGCATCCGTCAATCTGTGGGTGGCATCAGATCGGGGCTGGATACCGCCGGGTGTCTGGCCTGCGTTGGAGCATGAAGGTGACATACCCAAGGGTGGCATTGTTGCTATCGAGACCAGCATGGACGACTCGCGGTACTTTGGTCTGCGCGCAGTCTCTCTTCCTGACCGTCGCATCGTGGTGACCGTGGCCTTCGTCGTTGACAGTTTCGCAGCTCTCTTGCTCGAGGTCGATCGGCTCACTGCCGAGGGCTGTCGCTTTGCGATCTCACCCAGCATCGACATCCAGTGGCCTCGTCATCTTGAAACCAAAAAGGTGATCGTTGGCTACGGCGAAATACTGAAATACACCCCCACAGTAAGAAACCTAATAGCAGAAAAAATGCTGCTACATGACGGCTCAACCCAACTCGCTGAACATGTGCAGCGCGCGGTCGCAGTCCGATCCCAAGGCTCTGTCGCAGTGTCATCACAGAGATCACCCGGGCCGATCGAGTTGTGTCGCTGCATGATCTGGGCAGCAGCATTGTGCTCGAGACCGTCAGTGTCTGGGAAGCCGATGCTGGTCACTGTTAGTCAGTAACATACCCTCGGCACTCGGTCGATGTACCTAGCCTTTCGTCGGGAACTGATTAGGCCGATCGAGTGCCACCATCACAGCGCTCGCGTCTGTAATGTTGTGGCATGGGATTATTTGACCGCAAAGTTAGCAAGGCCGCCATCAGTCCTGCGCCTGCTAAAGCGGCAGCAGCTGGAGCAATGAGTCCAGGCTATAACAGCAGCAATGTTGGCAAAAACATGATCGGTCAGTACTACACCTACCGCGAAGGCGAATTGCGCGCAGAAGCAATCTCGATCCCAGCGATCTCACGCGCACGCGATCTACTTGCATCCGTTATCGGCTGTATGCCACTAAAAATGTACAACGAAATGTGGAACGGCGAAGAAATGGAACGCGTTTATATTGCGCCACGCACTTGGCTACGCCGACCAGACCCAACTGTCCCTTATAACTTTCTTATGTCTTGGACATTTGATGATTTATACATGTACGGCAGAGCGTTTTGGTACATCACCAGCCGCACCGCTGACGGTTTCCCAGCAACCTTTACTCGACTACCAGCAGGCTCTGTCACAACAACAGACATGGCTGGCCCCGTATGGTTTGCGCCATCATCGCAAGTTTATTTTCAAGGCGGAGAGATCGACCCTAAAAACTTGGTGCAATTCTTGTCGCCAACACAGGGAATGGTGTACTCATCGCAGGCCGCTATTCAGACCGCGATCAAAATTCAGGACGCTCGAGCACGCAATGCATCATCGTCGATTCCTGCTGGTGTGCTTAAGCAAACTGGTGGCGAACCACTAAGCGCACAAGAACTAGCCGATCTTGCAGCTGCATTTAACCAAGCACGCGCAACCAATCAGACCGCCGCGCTTAACGAGTTCCTTTCTTACGAACCAACAACAATGTCACCAGACAAAATGCTGCTCATCGAGTCCGCAAACTACAGCGCATTAGAAACTGGTGGACGCATTGGCAATGTGCCGCCATATCTAATTGGCGTTTCGACCGGTTCATATTCGTATCAGTCATCACAACAGGCGCGCATGGATTTGCTGTTCTTTGGTGTGAAACTTTACGCCGACGCAATAGCAGAAACATTGTCAATGAACAATGTGCTACCTAACGGGACTTTTGTAGCTTTCGATTACGAGTCGTATCTGGAAGATAATTATCTAGCAGACAAAATGGAAACACCAACATCAGAAAACACGCAAGAGGAGATCGCAAGTTAATGATCAGATTTACAGCCCCATCAGTCACCATTGACGCAGCCGCAGGCGACGGCACACCATCACGAACCATCACAGGCATCGCCGTCCCATACGGTGTTGCGGCAACAGTGTCCGACGGTACAGCCGTAACCTTTGAGCAGGGCAGCCTGCCAGTCGAGGGCAAAGCCCCACGGCTTTACATGAACCACGACAGCAATCAAGCCATCGGCATTGTTACCGAGCGCGTCGATACCGCTGAAGGCATGTTGTTTAGTGCCAAGATCAGCAAAACCGCCGCAGGCGACGAGGCTTTGCAGCTCGCCCTTGACGGCGTACTTGACTCAGTATCGGTCGGCGTAAACCCAACAAAAACCCGAGCAAACGAAGACGGCTCAATCACCGTCCTTGCTGCCGACTGGATCGAGTTGTCCATGGTGCCAGTCCCAGCGTTTGCTGGAGCGATCATCACAGACATCGCTGCCAGTATCCACCACGAACCCGAAGAGACCGACAATAATGAAATACAAGAACCCACAGAGGAGACAGAACCCATGTCAGAAGTAACAGTCCCAGCAGTCGAGGCAACCATTCCAACAGCTGCAATTCCAGCACAACCAAAGCGAGAGTTTAAGGCTCCATCAGCAGGCGAGTTCATGGCTGCCTACCACATCGGTGGCGACACTTTCCACAACATGAACAAAGCAGTAGCAGAGTTCTCAGCATCACAGCGCACAGCATTGCAAGCAGCAGCTGGCGATGTTCTTACCACTGACACCCCGGGCCTGCTCCCAATTCCGGTGCTCGGACCATTGGTACAAAATCTAAACTTTTTGCGCCCTACGGTAGAAGCTGTAGGCGCTCGCTCTTATCCAGATGGTGGACAGTCCAAAACCTTCATTCGTCCAACCATTACCACGCACACCGATGTCGGAACACAGTCAACTGAATTGTCTGCTGTAACTGCACAGACCATGGTGATCGCATCGAACTCAATCAGCAAGACAACCCTTGCTGGTCAAGTAACCCTGTCGCGTCAGGACATGGATTTCACAAACCCAGCAGCAATGGATTTGATCTTAAATGACCTGATGGGCGAATACATGACTGCTTCCGACAATGTTTGTGCAGACAACATGCTCGCGGCAGCAACATCGTCAGGTGTTTGGGACGGAACAGTTGCAGACTTGCTCAAAAGCGTTTACGACGCAGCAAGCGACATCTCCCTCAACCGCAACTGGCTGCCAACTCACATGTTCGTGTCAGTCGATGTCTGGGCGCAAATGGGCCAACTGGCCGACACAACGGGCCGTCAAATCTTCCCGTTGATCGCCAACGGTCTCAGCGGATACAACGCAGCAGGATCGCAAAACGCAACTTCATGGAACGGCAACCCACTCGGCTTGCAGCTTGTAGTTGACAGCAACTTCGCTGCCAAGACCATGATCATCACTCGAGTTGGTCAAGGCCAAGGCGATGCTTACGAGTTCTATGAGTCCATCCGTGGCCTCATGAGCGTCGATCAGCCATCAGTGTTGGGTCGTCAATTCTCGTTCCATGGCTATGTATCGACTTTCGCTGCAATCGCTGGAATGATCCGCAAGATCACACAGGCCTAGTCGAGAGCGGAGCATCCGCTCATGGCTGTTTACAGCGTTACACAAAAGTATCTACTGGACAACTACGCCGTACTGCAATCTCTAACCCCCACAGAGATCGCAGTCGGTCAGTCCATTACCGTTGCTTCAGTAGATGCAACTTTTAACGGCACATTCACCTGCCGCGCATTGCCCCAGTATCTGTACATCGGTATAGACACTGAGGGCGATCTGCTCTACGACATAAATGTACCGATACCTAATCAGGTGCTGTATGCAAAGACCGCCAGCAATGTCGAGCGCACCGCTGCCACAGGAACGATCACCTATACGCAGACTTGCACTTGGGTGACTGCCGCGCAGCTTGTTACTTACCTTGGTGTGCAGATCACGAACCCATCGGACGATTACACGCTGATTACTCAGGCCGTATCCGCTGGCAATGACTTCGCATATCGTCGCCGTCAAGAGGCTGGCTACATCGACAGTCTCACAACTAGTCCGGGTGGAGATGCCACACTTGGCACGCTCATGTACTGTGCAGCTCTATGGCGCAGCCGTGGCTCGCTTGAGAACACCTTTGCATCGTTTGACGGAATGGGCGCAGCGCCCCAGCAGAGCCTCACACCGATCGTTAAACAGTTGCTTGGCATCGACAGGCCTGCCTGCGCCTAATGGCTTACACAGACGCTCTCAACGGGGCTATAGACAGCCTTACGACCACACTCACAGCGGTCACTGGTCTGAGGGTGGTTAACGACCCCACCAAACTTGTGCCAAATTGTGTTTATATTGACGCGCCATCCTTTACCACGATCGCTGGTAATGGCAATATCATCCGCATGGACTTCCCAATTAAGGTCATCGGCTCAGGCCCAGCAGGCCTACCAGTTTTACGCAGCATCCTCGACATCGTCAGCAAAGTCCTACTCAGTCCAATCATCGTCATGGCAGGCCGTCCCAGCAACCTAGAAATTGGTGGACAGCTCTTCCCATGCTACGACCTCGACTGTGGCATACAAGCACAAAGCGCATAAGGAGAAACCATGTACACCATCATCAGCCCTCGCCTCGGTAACCCGGGCGATCAGTTCATCCCAGAGGAAGGTGTCAACATTGACGCACTGCTCGACGGCGGCCTGATATCCACCGACAGCGTAAAGAAATCATCTAAAGTCAAATCAGAACCCAAGGAGCAATAACATGGCTATCAGCAGCACCTACCTCTCTAACCCAAGCATCACGATCAACTCCGTGGACTTAACCGACCAATGCACAAGCGCAGTCATCAACTATGTGTCGGAGCAATTAGAGAACACGACCTTTAGCAACACTTCGCGCAGCTTTACTGCAGGCCTTTTCAGCAACAGCGTTACGGTCACTCTTTTCCAAAGTTACGCCGCTACGGAAACCGAGGTCAGCATCTACAGCCTCGTAGGCACGACCACGACGCTCGTACTAAAGCCAGCATCGGGTGCAGCATCAGCAACTAACCCGTCGTACACATTGACTGGCGCGTTCTTGTCTGCACACACACCGATCAACGCTTCGCTCGGCGAACTGTCAACGATCGACCTCACATTCAGCGGTGGCGTTCTAACTAAAGCCGTCGCATGATCTCGCGGCATCAGCCGCTGAGAATTACAAGTAGCAAGACCGCACAAGCGGAGCCTTGCCCGACAAAGGAGAAACAATGAAAGTCAAACTATCTATCGACCTTGGCGACGGTAAGCCAGCACGCGAAATGGTAACCAACATGCTTGCCATCGTTGATTGGGAGAAAACAGAGAACCGCCGGTCAGCTGACGGCAAAGGCATTGGCTTTAGCGACATGTGCTGCTGGGCTTACACCCTTTGCAAACTTGCTGGAGACAAAGTGCCAGCCAACTGGCGCGAATGGGTAACCGAAAACCCAAACATGACCATCACACCTATCAACGAGGTAGCAGACGAGACCCCTTTCATCGAGGGACTTGGCGGCGAAGCCTCTGCGAAGTCCTAGCGTTAACAGGCTTCTGGCCAAAGGAGATCGAGTTCACTATGCGAGACCTGAACACTGTCACCTATGTGCTTGAGCAGATGCACCGAAAGAAATAATCATGCCTGTGTCAGCCTCGGTCGAAGTAGTTGGTCTCAAGGAAACAATTAACGCGCTGCGCAAAATTGACCCACAACTACAGAAAGACTTTAAGGCTGACGCGACCGCTATTGCACAGCCAGCAATACAAGCTGCAAAACTTGCGTACAGCCAATTCCCACTCTCAGGCATGGCATACCGTTGGTCAGATCGAGGCCGCAAGATATTCCCGTTCACGATCTCAGGCGCACAGGCTGGAGTAAAGATGCGCTTTGACACTCGACGCAACGCTGTCGGCGTAATCCTGATCGAGCAAAAGAACGCGGCTACAGCAGTGTTTGAGGGTGCAGGCCGCAAAGACACAAACCGTTTAGGCACATCACTTGACTCGGTATCTACTGAGCGCGGCTTTGCCATGGCTATGCCGGGTAGGACTCGACTTATCGGCCCAGCTGTCTATAAAGCACGACGCGGCATTGAGGGCGAAATGGAAAAGATGGTGCTCAAAACCATTAACGAAATACAGAAAGACCTCAACTAATGGCACTGTCAATCCCCATCATCAGCGAGTTCCAAGGCGGTGGCGTAGATAAAGCCATCAAACAATTTCAGCAGCTGGACGGCGTAGGCGCAAAGACAGGCTTCGCACTTAAAAAAGCGTTTCTGCCTGCTACTGCTGCGCTCGGTGCATTAACCGCTGGCATCGGTCTAGCCACTAAAGCAGCAATGGAAGATGAAGCCGCGCAGCTCGAGTTGGCTCGCCAGTTACGCACCACGACACAGGCCACCGATGCCCAGATCAAAGCGGTTGAGCAGTCAATTAGCTCCTTTAGCAAACAGACCGCGATGGCTGATGACCAGTTGAGGCCAGCCCTAGCGAACCTTGTGCGCGCTACAGGCTCGCTTGAGTTGTCTCAGAAAGCAATGTCGGTCACTGCTGACCTTGCTACAGCCAAGAACATTGACATGGAGACCGCCAGCGTCGCGGTATCTAAAGCCCTTGCAGGCCAGACTGCTGCGCTCATCAAACTAGACCCATCTCTCAAGGGCGTGATTGACTCGTCCTCGAGCGCCGATGAGATCATGCAGGCACTCAATGGCTCGGTCGGCGGTGCAGCTGAGACCTTCGCCAACAGTGCTGAAGGCGGTCTAAAGAACTTCGGCATCCAAATGGACGAACTCAAAGAGAGCATCGGAGCAGCGTTTATTCCCGTCATGGAAAAACTGCTGCCCTATGTGCTGGACTTTACGACCTTCCTGCAAGACAACACCAAAGCCCTGCTCATTGTTGTAGGCGCGATCGCAGCCATGACCACAGCCATCGTGGCAGCCAATGTTGCAATGAAGGCATACAACGCATTCCAATTAGTCGTTACCGCTGGCAACGCAGTGCTGGCAGGATCATTCACCACGGTCTCAACATCGGTTGGCGTATTGACTAAAGGCTTAGGCATAGTCATCCTTACGCTCGGCTTGCTTTACGAGGTGTATCGCGAAGGCCCTCGAGCAGTAGCAGAGTTCATGCTGCCGTTTAAGCAGTTCGCTGTAGGTGTTTACAACTCGGTAAAAGTAGTTGCCAACGGCGTAAACCAGATCATTAACGCTGCCATCATCGGACTTAACCAACTGATTAACGCGCTCAATGTGATACCGGGTGTCAGCATCGACCTCATTCCACTTGTGCCAATGCTTGACTACACATCACTGCCACAACTAGATGTCCCAGCAGCAACAGGCTCAGGCTTTGCGCGTGAAGGCGGCACAGGGTCAATTGGCAGCAGCCCGTTGGCAATGATCGAGTCAGCCTTAGTCGCACCAACTCCAGCAGCTGGCGGTGGCGGTAGCGGTGGCAAGTCCTCGAGCGTCCTAGACCTATCCAAGAACTATGCAGGCAACATGGGCGGCAACTACGGCATCACAGGCAACGCAGCAGACTTCTCCAGCCTCTTTGACCAGTTCATGGTCGAGCGCGGCACACCGATCACAGTCAATGTGAACGGCGGTCTAGCGACCTCGGCAGATATCGGGCGCGCTGTAGTAAACAGCATTAAAGCCATGAACCGAGTGGACGGCCCAGCACAAATACAGGTCGCCTAATGGCTGCCACGATCGTTCAGTCAGGGTCTTACGATCTCAGGATCGCTACAGGCTTCCTTATTGACGCGTTTACGCTTGACGACCCAGTGAAGGGCTTGCTGGACTCGACCGATTATGTGCTGGACGGAACGACAGAGTTCGCATCGGTGATCGACGGCGCTACAGGCATCAGCGTATTTCGTGGACGCAGAGACATTGGCGACCAGTTCACGGCTGGCACAATGAGCTTCGATCTAAACGACACTTTTACAGGCGGCGTGTTTAACCCGTTTGATACCGAGTCACCGTATTACGATACGGCTCAGGCTGTACCGGGTTTAGCGCCAATGCGTAAAGTTATCCTTACCCGTGAAGGACAAGAACTATTTACGGGCTACATCGTTGACTACAACTACAATTTTAGTCTTGGCGGTCTTGACACAGTTTCTGTTACTTGCGCCGATGACTTTTATTTGCTCAGTCAGACCTATCTCAACGAGTGGAATGTTGACGAGCAACTTGCTAGCGCTCGACTTGTTGCTTTACTTGCCAAGCCTGAGGTAAACGCGTTCCAGTTGCCAGGTGAGCAGAACATTGCCACATCGACAATTACCCTTGGCGGCGCAGCTGCCTATACCGTCCCGAACGGCACATCGGTCGCTGCCTACACAGCCAAGATAAACGAGTCGGTACAGGGACGCATTTTTATTGCCCGAGATGGCGTGTTCACATTCCAAGATCGCATCGGTAACACTCTGTCAGGTTCGGTAGCAGACTTCCACGATGACGGCACAAACATCCCTTACGACAATGTGGGCATCAGCTTTGAGGCCAACCAAGTCATCAACCGCGCATCGGTAACCCATGCAGGCGCTACCAGCCCAGAGATCGCTGAAGACTTGACTTCGCAGGCTACCTATTTCATTCAGACCACAGCCATCAGTGACGCGCTAGTTCATAACGGAACAGCAGCCCTAGCCCTTGCCAACTACCTGCTCGTAGGGCAGCCTGAGGCGCGTTACACCAATGTGTCCACGGCCTTTGCATCCCTAACCGATCCCCAGCGTGATGTGGTAGCGGTCATTGAGATCGGCGATACGGTCACCATAGAAAAGTCGTTTACAAGCGGAAACACAATCACATCACTGGCACAAGAATTGGCAGTCGAGGGCATCCAACACGAGATCGACCTCTCGACAGGCCACCGCATCACTCTGTTCACTTCGCCCACAACGCTTGTTTATGAGCTGATTTTGGACGATCTGGTATATGGCACAATCGACGCAGAAAATGTCTTAGGATAAGGAGTAATTATGGGAGCAAACGCACAAACCGCAGTACCAGTATTTACTAGCGGTCAAGTATTGACAGCCGAACAAGTTACGCAAATTAATACGGGCATACCAGTATTTGCTACGACTACGACGCGCGACGCGGCTTTTGGTGGCACGGGCGAAAAGACTTTAGCCGAAGGTCAGTTTGCTTACATTGAGGCAACAAACACAACGCAATATTACGACGGTGCGGCTTGGCAAACGGTTGGGGCTAGCGGCCTAGTTTTAGTAAGTAGTACGACAGTTGGAAACGCTGTTAGTAGCGTCGTTATTTCTAGCGCGTTTAGTGCCACGTATGACAGTTACAAAATTATTTATGAGGGTGGAACTTCGTCGGCTGCTTGTCGTCTGAATATGACGCTTGGATCGTCTACTGCTAACTATACGTGGGCTTGCGTTATTACAGATTTTACAAATGCTGCTACAGCCTCATACAACGGAAACGGCGCTACGGCTTGGGCTGTTGGTGCTTCAGACGCAAATAACACAATTCTTAACGCAGATGTTTACGACCCGTTTTTGACAAAACAAACTTATTTTAGTTCTTATTGGTTTCGCGACCCGGGTAGTAACAACATCGGCCACCCGTTAGGTTTTCATACGGTTGCGGCAAGTTATACAGCGTTTACCATTACGCCAAGTACTGGAACACTTACAGGCGGCAAAATTCGCGTTTACGGATACGCAAACAGTTAGGGCATGAAATGACTTACAAAATACAAATAGACGATTTAATTCGTGACGCAACCGACGACGAAGCCAACGCAATAGAAACGCACCAAGAACAAGCCGCCGCACAAGACGCCGCACAAGCCGCTAAAGCCGCTGCACGTCAAGCAGTCCTAGACAAACTAGGACTATCAGCAAATGAAGCCGCAGCCCTTTTAGGCTAATGAAATGGGTACGCAGATTACTGGCGTTGTCGTGGCTGGCTGTTTTAGCGTTCTGGTGGCTCTCATCCACACCATGAGAAAAGAAAACCGTAAAGACCACGGCGAAGTCCAACGATCACTTGGACGCATCGAACAAAAAATAGACGGACACATGGAAGGCCACAAATGAAACCACAAGACAAAGCAATGATCGCTTCATACGCCCGATCCATGGTTGGCGCATCACTTGCCCTGTACCTTGCAGGCAACACCGACCCAAAAGACTTGCTTGCAGCTGCGATAGCGTCAGTAGCCCCAGTTCTTTTACGCTGGCTCAACCCGAAAGACCCATCGTATGGACGCACCAAAAAACCCACCGTTTAAACGGCACTACCACAAACTGGTATTACCCTCGACGCTTGCCCATGTCGTGCCGGGTGAATTACCGATTGGCTTGCTTAAAGATGTAAAGCCTTACGGCAAATTGCACATACTTGCAGCTGACGCATACATGGCGTTACGCGATGCAGCGTTTGCAGCAGGCGTCAAAACTTTTAAGCCCACATCACAAGCCGACTGCTATCGCAGCACAGCCACCCAGACCGCTGGCTTCCTTGCTCGATACCAGACACAGCCGATAGCAGGCGCATCGACCAGAACATGGAAGGGTGTCACTTACTACCTAAAGCCGAACTGTGCGCCGATGGCTGCACCGGGTACATCGCGGCATAACCTCGGGCTGGCTGTTGACATTTCGGATGCATCAGAAACAGGCCGCATCAACTTTATGCTCGCCAACATTCAGGGCTACGGCTTCACTTGGGAAGTTGAGTCAGAGCCTTGGCACATCTTTTACTATGTAGGCGACCGCATTCCAGCCCTTGTGCAGCAATGGAAACAGGCAAAAGCCTTGCTTTAATCACACCTATTGCCTAGGGTCGAAGTACCGACGGAAGGCAAGCGAGAACCATGGACGCCAAGACCTACATCTACGAGGTATACACCTCAAACCTAGAAACAGGTCAACAGGTCATGGTGCAGATATTTCGTGACCCACTCGACGGTCGTGTGCTGCACTCGCAGCTCGCGTTTAAGGACGCCGCAGGCAGCTGGGGCATCCCATACCAACTGGAGAAAAAATGATATTTACAGCACCCAAAATAATCGCAGGCACCATAAGTACCATTTGGGCGTTTACGGCGTTCCTAGGGGTCGCTAGAAGCCTTCCAGAGGCAGATAGCAACATCATCCCAGCCGCCTACTATGAGGCCATACTGCCAACCAGCACCACAGTCGCCCCAACCACCACCGTGACCACGATTGCCACTTGCGACGATGCTTTACAGCTTGCCCTTGACCTTGGCTTCCCAGCCGACCAACTTGGCACGCTTGATCTTGTCATGCAGCGTGAGTCACGATGCCAGACAACAGCTCACAACTTGAGTGATCCCAACTCAGGATCGTATGGCTTGACACAGATCAACGGATTCTGGTGCTTGCCGAACAGCAACTGGCCTATCGGTTGGCTACAGGAAAAAGGCATCTTGGAAGAATGCAGCGATCTGTTTAACGCGACGATCTCACTGCGCGCCACCCTTGCTATATACAACAATTCAGGATGGTCACCATGGGCAACAGCGAACTAAACAACATTTATCCCGAGACAGGGATCACCGAACACACTCGAGCAATGATGGGCATGATTGACGACCTGTTCACACCGAACCACATCAAACGCTCAAAAGCGTCACACCTTTACCATCTCGTAGGCGAACTCGAAGCCCTACGCGACGACCTAAAGCGCATGGAAGACCCCCGGGCAAACTTCCTGCAATCAGCAATCACCGAACTCAGCCAACTCATCATCTAACATCATCCCAGTACACCCGAACAAAGGACACCCGACATGTCAGACATGCAACTATTTACCGCCGTTTACGGTCTCGCAGGATACAAAGAAACCATCGAAGCGCAGCCGCTAACACGATCACCAGATCACCCCACATCATTGCAAGGTGCAAAACAAGTTAAGGCTCGACGCATCAACCAGACCACGCGCCTACTTGTTGCTTACAGCTCGCACACTGATCTGACCGCTGAAGAAGCTAGCATCGCTTGCAACCTAGAAAAGTCTTGTTACTGGAAGCGCGTCGGTGAACTGGTCGCCGCTGGCTACATCGAAGAAACAGGCTATGCGCGCAAAGCGTCCACAGGTTCAGATCAACGGGTGTGCAAAATCACGCCACTAGGCAAAGCTCTCCTGGACTCACTTAACTTGTGACCAAGTTCGGCAGATATGTGCCGTCAAAGCGCACAGTTAAACATCGTGAGCGAACAGCTAGAGCAATAGAGACCGACAATAAGCGAAGAGAAAAGGCAGAGAAAATGGGCTTTGATCTACCGAATTACGAGACAGTGGCAGATCGACTTGTGCGCTGGTGGAACGCATATCCACAAGGCCGCATCGAGACCCACATACACCTATGACGGCACTCGCATTGTTATGCGCGCCGAAGGCTTTAACGACGAGGACAGAATGATCGCGTCCGGGTACGCAGAAGAAACCATCTCAGATCGTGGCGTTAACGCGACCAGTTTCGTAGAGAACTGTGAAACCAGTGCCATAGGCAGAATGATTAGCAACAGCCCGATCGGTACTGCTGGCCCTCGACCTTCACGCCAAGAGATGGAAAAGGTAGAGCGAACTGTGCCTGTGCGCGCTGTAGTCGGCTCAGGGAAGCCCGTACCGAAGCCTCAGCCATCATCAGGGGCGTTTATAAGCCTTAAGCAGCAGACATACATTAAGGCGCTTGCCCGTGGTAAAGGCTGGGACGAAGGCGAAACACTCGAGCAGCTGCATGCGTTTCTCGGTGTCAACGATGTCATCTTGGAGACTTTGACGGCATCACAGGCAAGTCGTGTTATTGAGGCATGGAAATGACAACGACCAATATCCAAGAAATTAAAGAGCAAATATGGTCAATTATGCAGCAATTAAAAGACTTGTCAACTAAATGCGAACTGCTGTCATCAGGGCATATTGGCGAAAGCGTTAAATCTAAATACCAGTGCCTGCATTGTTATGACACAAAACAACTGCACCTCGAAGGCTCAGGGTGGATGGACGCACCGTGTAGGCATTGCTGTGAGTGAGTCAGACTTCCAAAAGATCGTCATAAATCTTGCCAAGATGCATGGCTGGCTTGTGCATCATCCGCTGCCATCTATGAACAGGCGCGGCATCTGGGCAACACATGAGCTAGGAGATCACGGCTTCCCTGACCTTGTACTTGCTCACCCTGCTGGGCGTGTTATATTCGCAGAACTTAAAAGCGATAAGGGCAAAGTCTCACCGCTGCAATCCCGATGGATAACAACGCTTCAACAAGGCGCGACTGTCTGGGTATGGCGGCCTGCTGACCTTGACTGGATCGCCAAATACTTAAGCCAAGTAACTCTTAAAACTTTATAAGTCTCATAGACCTAAGCCCGTCGCAAGGCAGTTGGTAACACTCGGTAACGAGGGTAGATCGACGCGCCCTGAAACATGCAACACGAAATGAATCAGGCAAAGCGTCGAGGCGACCTGTAAACATAATCAGGTAGGTAATGAGGTAACGGACTGAGGCAACCCGTGGGTGAGCATTACCGCATTAGGCTCACACAGATGACATACCGTTAACAAACAACAACCGAGGCAACATGAACCCGACAACAAAACAGACCACAAGAAATCGAGAGCAAGGCGCTTGCGCCGCGCTAGCCCAAGCGAAGCGCGGGAGCAACCATGTCAGCTAAACGAGAACACACCACCAACGACCCCGTATACCGGGCGAACCGCAAACACATCCTTGCTAATAATCCCAACTGTCACTGGTGTGGACAGACCGCAGACACAGTAGATCACATACTCGAAGTTGATCAAGGCGGAGACAACTCAACAGACAACCTCGTACCAGCATGCAGATCATGCAACAGCAAACGCGGAGCAATCTATGTCAACAAAAAAACCCAACAAAGAATAAACGCACGAAACAACTTGCTACGAAACAACTCGACAACAAAATCTGAAAAAGAAAAGCCAAACGCTTTTTTATGGCCAACACATAGCC